GGCACCAGCGCCGATAGCGAGATCAAGTCGAGCTTCAAGGCATTGCGCAACCGGGCGCGGCAGTTGTGCCGTGATTCGGACTATGCGAAGCAGGCGCTGCGCGCTATCCAGAACAACGTGATCGGCCACGGCATCCGGCATCAGAGCCAGGTGCGGATGCTGCGCGGGGGCAAGTTGGATGAGGCGATGAACGCCCAAATCCATGAGGCGTTCGAGAAATGGATGAACAAATACCGCTGCGACGTGAGCGGCCTGCTCGGCTTCCACGATATCGAGCGGCTGGCGGTGCGCAGCTTGGCGGAGAGCGGCGAGATCTTCATCAGGATGATCCGCCGGCCGTTCGGCGATAGCCGTGTGCCGTTCGCGCTGCAACTACTGGAGGCTGACTACCTGATCGATGATGACGTGCCGCAGGCCAAGGATGGCAACACGGTGCGGATGGGCATCGAGGTGGATCAGTATCTGCGGCCGCAGGCGTATCACTTCTATGCGAACCATCCGGGCGATACCTACGCCGGCAACGTGCGCACGACTGGCCGCCGGATCCGGGTACCTGCTGATGAGGTGATCCATCTGTTTATTCCGGAACGACCTGGGCAGACCAGGGGCGTGACGTGGTTCGCATCGGCGCTGATGCGGCTGCACATGCTGCAGGGTTATGAGGAGGCCGAGCTGGTGCGGGCACGGGCTAGCAGTGCGCTGATGGGATTTATCACTAGTCCCGAGGGTGAACTGACGGCGGATGAGATGTATGAAGGCGAGCGCGTTAGCGAGTTCCAGCCGGGAGTGTTCAAGTACCTCGATCCGGGTCAGAGCGTGACGGTGCCGGACATGAACGCACCGGACGGTCAGCTCGAGCCATTCACCCGGTCGATGCTGCGTGCTGTGGCTGCTGGCCTGGGCGTTTCGTTTGAGAGCATCAGCAAGAACTTCTCCGAGAGCAACTACAGCAGCAGCCGGCTGAGCCTGCTCGAGGAGCGTGATGCGTACCGCGTGCTGCAGCGGTACATGATCGAGAACTTCCACCAGCCTGTTTTCAACGCATGGCTGGAGATGGCGGTGCTGAGCGGTGCTGTGAACCTGCCTGGATATGAGACCAACCCTGATCGTTATCGCGCCAGCAAGTGGATCCCCCGGAGCTGGGAGTGGGTTGATCCGCAGAAGGAAGTGGATGCGTACAAGACCGCGGTGCGATGCGGCTTCAAGACTCTGACGCAGGTCATCGCAGAACAGGGTGGCGACCTGGATGATGTGATGCTCACCCGCCAGAGCGAGCTGGCGATGCTCGATGAGTTCAACATCATCACGGACACCGATCCGAGCGAGGTGACTGAGGGTGGTGCGGTGCAGGCTTCACGGCCGATGGGCACCGAGGCACCGTTCGAGGAGACCGAGCCGGTGATCGAGGAGGAGGAGGACTATCCCGAGGAAGAAGGGACTGAAGATCTGAGCGAGCAGTTGCAGGGAGATTGATGGCAACGATCGAGGGGCAGGAGATCGACCTGATGCCCACGGAGGGCATGAAGGAGGAGGCGCAGCGCTATCGGGATTGGAAGGCTGAGGGGCGCGATGGCGGCACCGAGGTGGCGGCTAGGCGAGCTGGGCAGATCCTCGGCGGTGATGAGTTGAGCGCCGACACGGTGATCACGATGGCGGCATGGTTCGCCCGGCATGAGGTGGACAAGCAGGGCGAAGGATTCAGTCCTGGCGAAGATGGCTATCCATCGCCTGGACGTGTGGCATGGGCGGCATGGGGCGGAGATGCTGGCCAGGAATGGGCTACATCCAAGGCCGATAGAATCAAGGCATTACAAGAAAGAAGCGCCGTGGACTTAGAGCGCCCCTATCCGAATGAACATGCTGCTCGGCTGACCGATCCCGAGCAATATGATTCGTTACGTCGAGAGAACGATGCGGGCGGCTCAGGCATTGACTTCATCTACGGGATCAAGGAAGGCGTGAGCGAAATTCAAGCCATCCGATTCCGTAGCTCGCAGTACACCCCAGCCGAGGCGCGTGCTTGGCTGGCCGAGCATGACTTCGATCCGATCATGTTCGAGGAAGCTACGGGCGATGGTGAAGCCGATCGTGCTGCACCGGGCGAACTGAGCGAAGGCGACTTTGTGCAGTGGGATTCGAGCGGTGGCACTGCGCGCGGTCGGATCGAGCATGTGATGCGTGAGGGCACGCTGGGCGTACCCGACACCGAGTTCAGCATCGACGCCAGCGCTGAGGATCCTGCTGCTCTTATTCGCATCTACCGCGAAGGCGACGAAGGCTGGGAGGCGACCGAGACGCTGGTCGGCCATAAGTTCTCGACGCTCACCAAGATCGCGGCACTGCGCAGCCTGACCGGCAAGTATCAGCGCAGCGAGATGACTGCGTTCGATGAGGTGGAGGATCGGACCTACGAGTTCCCCTTTAGCTCTGAGTATCCGGTCGCTCGATACTTCGGCAATGAGATCCTGAGCCATGAAGGCAAGGCTGCTGATCTGAGCCGCTTGAACGATGGTGCGCCGCTGCTGTTCAACCACAACCCTGACAAAGTGATCGGTGTGGTTGAGCGGGCATACATCGACGGGTCAAAGCGTCGTGGCTATGCCCGTGTGCGGTTTAGCCGCAACCCATTCGCTCAGGAGATCCTGAGTGATGTGAAGGATGGCGTTCTTCGGAATGTCTCCTTCGGCTACTCCATCGACAAAATGGAGGAGCGTGGCAGTGGCGACTTTGTTGCTACTGCTTGGTCTCCTTACGAGATCAGCGTCGTCTCGGTGCCGGCTGACCCCGGCGTCGGGATTGGTCGATCTCTGCAGGATGACACTGCTGCTTCGGCAGCACCAACACCCGATCCCATTCCTTCAATGGAAAACACCACCCCCGATCTGGCCGTGGTGCGTGCTGAAGCCGCCGAGGCTGAGCGCGCCCGCATCTCAGATATCACCTCCCTGTGCTCCAAGCACCGCATGGAGGATCTTGGCCGGCAAATGGTCGAGTCTGGTCGTTCAATCGATGAGGCTCGTGCTGCTGTCCTCGACAAGCTCAACATTCCCCAGGAGACCGTGACCATGCAGGCCGCCGACATTGGCCTCAGCGAGAAGGAGAGCCGCAGCTTCTCCTTCCTGCGTGCCATCAACTATCTTTCCAACCCGACCGACCGCTCTGCCCGTGAGGCTGCTGCGTTCGAGATCGAGGCCTCCGAAGCTGCTGCTGCCAAACTCGGCCGTCAGTCCCGTGGCATCACCATCCCCCAGGATGTGCTGCGCCGTGACCTGAACGTCGGCACCGCTTCCGCCGGCGGCAACCTGGTTGCTACCGATCTGGATGCCGGTTCGTTCATCGACCTGCTCCGTAACGCTTCCGCCCTGGATCAAGCTGGCGCCACCGTGCTGACCGGCCTGACCGGCAACGTGGCTATCCCCCGCCAGTCCGGCGCTGCTACCGCTTACTGGGTGGCCGAGTCCGGCTCCCCCACCGAGTCCCAGCAGACCGTCGACCAGGTGAGTCTGGTGCCCCGTACCGTGGCGGCCTACACAGACTTCAGCAGGCGCCTGATGATCCAGTCCTCCATCGACGTGGAGAACATGGTGCGCAGCGACCTGGCCAGCGTGATCGCTCTCAAGATCGACGCCGCCGGCCTGTATGGCACCGGCTCCAACAGCGAGCCCCTGGGTCTGAAGAACACCACCGGCATCGGCACCGAGGACTTCGCTGCTGCTGCTCCTACCTTCGCTGAGGTGGTGGCACTGGAGAGCGACGTGGCTACTGCCAACGCTCTGCTCGGTACGCCTGTGTACCTGATGAACGCTGCTATGCGCGGCAACCTCAAGACCACGAAGAAGGACGCCGGCTCCGGCATCTTCATCATGGAAAACGGCGAGGTGAACGGCTACCGCGGTGTGCTGTCCAACCAAGTGGCTTCTGGCGATCTGTGGTTCGGCAACTTCGCCGACCTGATCATCGGCTACTTCTCTGGCCTCGACCTGATGGTGGACCCCTACACCCACAGCACCAGCGGCACCGTCCGCGTTGTGGCGATGCAGGACTGCGACATCGCAATCCGCCATCCTGAGTCCTTCAGCCGCGGCAACGACACCCTCTGATCATGTTGATCAAGGTCCTACGGCAAACAATGCTGGCAGGCCAGGTGATCCGTCTCGGGGAAGTCCATGAGGCTTCCCCCTCGGACGCCAAGCTGTTGATCGGCATTGGCAAAGCTGTTGCGGTCGCCGACAAGGTGGCCGATTTGGTTGAGGAAATTGCTCAACCAGCACCTAAACCATCTACCCCTCGACGGAGGGCTAAATCATGACCATCCACAACCTTGGCTCTAAGACCACGGTTCTCGGCCTGCTCCGCAACGACGTTGTGACCGCTACCGGGACCGGCTCTGCCATCGATCTGCAGGGCTACGAAGGCGACATTGCTGTGCTGCTGGACGCCGAAGCCGGCGGTGCTAGCATCACCTATGCCGTCAAGCTGACCCATTCCGACACCTCCGGCGGTACTTACACCGACGTGACTGGTGGCGGCTTCACCACCACCACCGCAAACACTGCTTCGCTGCAGAAACTGTTTGTGAACGTCACCGACATCAAGCGCTTTGTGAAGGTCTCCGTGACCGTGGCTGGTGGCACCGGCGCCGGTGCCGTGGCTGTGATCGGCCTGGCTTCTGCGAAGTACGGCTGATCATGGCTCTGACGGAGGATCTGGACATCTTCCTGGCGGACTTTGGCGTCAGCTGCACGGCTGGCGCCACTACCGCTAATGGGATCCTGGATATGCCCAGCCAGGTGATCAGCGATGGGATGGTGCTCACCACCGACTACACGCTGACCGCCAGAACCTCCGCATTTGGCAGTCTCATCCGCGGCGACTCGATCACTGTGGATGGGACTGCCTATACCGTCCGCGAGACGATGTTGATTGACGACGGCAAGTTCGTTCAGCTCGGGATTCAGAAGACATGAGCGGTCCCTTCAAAATCAACACACGGAGCCAGTGGGCAGCGCAGAATCCTGTGCTGATGGCAGGAGAGCCTGGCCTTGAAAGTCAGACCGGCAACCTGAAGATTGGTGACGGCAGGACAGCGTGGAACACGCTGCCGTATTTCAGCAGTCCAGCCAACTGGGCATCGTTCTGGGATACAACGTCGCAGACGGCTACGGCTAATACGCCAACGTCGATCCTGCTGCGCAAGAACGATCTAGACAACCGTGGCATCAAAGTGATCTCGGATAGCCGGATCACGGTTGACCATCCGGGCATCTACAGCTTCACGTTCTCGATTCAATTCAGCAATTCCGACGCGCAGATTCATGACATCAACGTATGGCTCCGCAAAAACGACAGTGGCGCTAGCGGTGATGTGGCCGACAGCGATAGCAAGTTCAGCATCATCTCCAGCCATGGCGGCGTTGAGGGCAATGTGATCGGAACGGTGAACTTCATCCTCAAGCTGGCGGCGGCTGACTATATCGAGCTGATCTGGGCGACCAGCAACGCTGCTGCATACATCCACGCTGAGGCTGCGGCGACCAGTCCGTTCGCGCATCCGGGGATTCCGGGCATCATTTGCACAGTGGTGCAGGTGGCATCGGCATGACAACGAAGCGCGAGTCGATCTTGGCTGGTATCCGCACGGCGCTGACGGGCACCACTGGCGTGAGCACAAGGATCTACCGCAGCAGGGTGGAGCCACTGGCTAGGGGAGAGCTGCCGGCGATCGTGGTCGAGCCGATCAACGATGTGTGCGTGCAGTTGACCAGCACACCAACGCTGGACTGGACGCTCACCGTGCGCATTGCGGTGATTGTGCGAGGCAACATCCCAGATCAAGTAGCCGATCCGATCGTGGAGAGTTTGCACGCGAAGGTGATGGCAGATCTAACGGTCGGAGGCCATGCCTACGACGTGCAACCGACTGGAGTCAGCTTTGATATGCAGGAGGCAGACCAGCCATCTGGTGTGATCTCCTGCGACTTCGTGGTGAAGTATCGGACGCAGGTCGCTAATTTGGCGCAGAGTCCGTAGTAGCTACGATGATGGACGAATACACAGGCCAGGGCGGCAGCTATCTGGTCGACAAGAAAACCGGCAAGCGAAAGCTCGTCGAGCGGACCCAGCCGGCTCCCCATCCACAACCCGAGGTAGCCACCAATGGCCTCAGTTCTGACACGCCGGCGCCTGATTCTGGCGAAGATTGAAAGCACCTACGGCACTGACTCGAGTCCGACCGGCTCGAGCAATGCCATCTTGGTGCGCAACCTCGAGATCCAGCCGCTGGTCGCTGAGACCGTGAACCGCGATCTGGTGCGTCCTTACATGGGGCAAGCCGATCAACTGCTGGCTCAGACCAGGGTCGAGGTGAGCTTCGAGGTTGAACTGGCTGGCTCTGGCACCGCTGGTACCGCTCCCGCTTACGGTCCGATCTTGAAGGCATGTGGCCTGAGCGAAACGCTGGTGACCAGCACCTCGGCCACCTATGCGCCTGTGAGCACCAGCTTCAGCTCTGTGACCATCCACTACCACGAGGATGGCATCCGCCACAAGCTGACCGGCTGCCGCGGCACTTTCGAGATCAACGGCGAAGTGGGTCAGATTCCCGTGATCAGCTTCACCATGACGGGCATCTACAACGCCCCGACCGATGAGACGCTGCCCACCCCGACCTACGCCAACCAGGCCACTCCGCTCATCTTCAAGCAGGGCAACACCACCAACTTCAGCGCCTTCTCCTACAGCGGCTGCCTGCAGAGCTACAACTTCAGCATGGCCAACGACGTGATCTATCGCGAACTGGTCGGCTGCGCGAAGGAGATCATGATCACCAACCGGGCGCCCAGCGGCACCATCGTGATCGAAGCTCCGACCATCACGGCCAAGGACTTCTTCACGATCGCTACCGGCAGCAGCACCGGCAGCATCACCTTCCAGCACGGCACGACCGGCGGCAACATCGCCACGGTGACCACTGCTCAGTCCGACCTGGGCAACCTGACCTATTCGGATCAGGATGGCGTGCAGATGCTGAATATGCCGTTTATTGCGGTTCCGACCAGTTCGGGCAATGATGAGTTCAGTCTCGCCTTCACCTGACCTTGGCGTTTGTTCTTAAGCAGTCGGACACCTACTCGTGGCCGGTCGCCTTCGATCTTCCTGTCGATGGTGGCCGCCACGAGCGTCAGACCTTCGATGGTGAATTCAAGCGCCTCCCGCAAAGCCGCATCAGGGAGATCGGCCAGCAGATTGAGGCTGGCGAAATTATCGACGGCGCGATAGCTGCGGAGGTGCTGGTCGGTTGGTCTGGTGTGACCGATGGCGATGGCAAGGATGTGCCCTTCAGCCAGAAGGCGCTCGATCAAATGCTCGACATTCCTCTGCTCGCGACGGCTGTGGTGATGGCCTACTTCGAGAGCCTGCAGGGAGCCAAGCGAAAAAACTGATCGAGGCCGCTGAGCATTGGGCAGGCGGTGGCGTTGTGGACGAAACTGCCGACGATGCCGCGGCCTTTGGCTTCGACCTGCCGGATCTGCCGCCGCCACCGGATGAAGACTTCGGGATCCTCCCAGAGAATTGGCCGGTGGTGCAAATGTTTCTCCGTGTGCAGACACAGTGGCGCACCACGATGAGTGGTGTGATCGGATTGGACTATGCAGCGGTGCGTTGGCTGTTTAAGCTGTACGACGTAGAGGAACCGCGCGCGCTGCTGGAGGACCTGCAAACCATGGAGGCCGCAGCGATGACCGTGATCAATAAGCAGGGAGCATAGCCATGGCCATGAACATGGAGGCAATGCTCAGAATTCGAGCCAATGTCACCGGAGAAAACAATATCCGCCGCCTTGGCAACTCCATGCAGGGAGTTCAGGGGCAGGTTAAAAATCTTGCAATGTCATTCGACGGCTTGCGCGCAGCCGTTGGTGGACTTGCTGGCTTGGTCGGCGGCGGCTTGATCATTAACAAAATCTTCGGAGATGCAGCGACACTAGAGAGCCAAGCTCGCAGCCTGCAGGTCCTAACCGGCAGCGCGACTCAGGCATCTCAAATCATTCGAGAACTGCAAAGCTATGGAGCATTAACTCCGTTTGAGTCGACTGAACTGATCGAGACGGCAAAACGCCTAAACGCCTTTGGAGTTGACTCGAGTCGAGTTGTTGATGTTGTAAAAACGCTCGGCGATGTAGCTGGCGCAACCGGCGCCAACTTGGGCGAACTCGCGACGGCCTATGGCCAAGTGGTTGCCAAAGGGCGACTGCAAGGCGAGGAGCTACTGCAATTCCAAGAGCGTGGCGTTGCGCTCTCGGCTGAACTGCAGAAGATGTATAAGTTGCAAGGCCAAGAATTTACCAAGGCACTCGAAGGTGGAAGAATCAGCGCTGAGGCTGTTGAGGTTGCCATTCAGCGCCTTACCGCTGCCGGCGGTAAATATGCTGATGGTGCCATTGCTCAAAGCGATACCCTAAACGGCAAATTCAGCACACTGAAAGATAACATCACAGGTCTCTCGCAAACGATCGGAACAGTCTTGGGTCCGGCTGTTAAAGCAATTCTAGATTTGGCGATCAATGTAATCGATACAATTAACAAGGCCATTAAGTTGGCTATTAGCGGTCCTCAGCAGGCGGAAGCAACAGCATCCGTTCGAGCCGGGCAGTTGCCATTTGGCGGACCCGCTGCCATCGATCGCATCATTGGGGAACAGCGTCGGCGAGCACTTCAGAGACAAGCGGGAAGCGCTTTTCTTGGTTTTGGTTTTAATGAAAAAAACTTTATAAAACTTCTTCAGCAGCAGCCTGAGTTTGCAGTCCCTAAACTGAATCGGGCATCTTTGCCGGCAACTCCGGCACTGCTCCCTGCACGAGGTGAAGGCAAAAAAGAAAAATCTAAAAAAAATGAAGAAGTAAGCCAAAAAATATACCAGCTTGAGCTAGATCTGCTTGAGGCGCAGCGGAAGGAAAACGAAACGCAGGTCGCTTCGATTAAGTACGAGATTGCTCAGCAGAAGTTTGCGGAGAGCAAGCTGAAGAACCGCAATGATCTACTTGAGCTAGCCAAGGCCGAGCGGCAATACATGGAAGACATTGCCGACATAGCGACGAAGACGGGTGCCGCTGTTGCGCAAGACTTTATTAAGCGCAACCAACTGCAGGAGGATTACAAGCGCACTGTGGAGGAGCTGCAGATCAAGGCTGGCCTGATCACCGGCGACAAGCTCAAGCAGGTCGAGATCGATCGCGAACTGCAAACGATTCTGGAGCGCCTGCCTGGTCTGACTCAGGCGCAGATCGACAAGCTGAAAGAGCTGGTGGCAGCCAGCAAGCAGGTGAAGGATGGCTTTGGAGACACCTTCGGCGAAAGCCTTAGGCAGTATTACGACAGCCTCAAGAACTTCGGCGGACAGGTTGCCGATTCAGTCAAGGGCGCCTTCCAAGGTCTAGAGGATCAACTAACCAGCTTCGTCACCACCGGCAAGGCAAACTTCACCGACCTGGCTAATAGCATCATCGCCGACATTGCTCGCATTGCGATCCGGCAGGCCATCATCAGGCCGTTGGTGGGTGGCATCTTCGATATCTTCAATATCAAGCCGAGCGCCATGGGCAACGTCTTCGCCCAGAACGGCATCCAGAAGTTCGCCCGTGGCGGCATCGTCGACAGGCCGACGATGTTCCCCTTCGCCAATGGCATCGGCCTGATGGGCGAGGCCGGACCTGAGGCGATCATGCCGCTGCGCCGCGGCCGTGATGGCCGCCTCGGCGTGCAGGCCGCTAATGGCGGTGGTGCGGTGAGCGTGGTGGTGAATGTTGACGCCAGCGGCACCAGCGTTCAAGGTGATAACGCCAAGGGTGCCGAGTTCGGCCGGGCAATCAGCGAAGCCGTCAAGAATGAGATCGTGATCCAGAAGCGCCCAGGAGGCTTGCTCAACTAATGGCCACCTTCACCTACACGCCCAGCTTCGAGGCCACTGAGATCAGCAAGCCGAGGGTGGTCACCTTCGAGGCAGGTGATGGCTACCAGCATCGCGTCGGTTTCGGTCTGCACCGCAATGGCAAGGAGTGGCAGCTCAACTTCTTGAACCGGACCGATACCGAGCGCGATAACATCACGGCCTTCTTAGATGCCCGAGCTGGTGTCGAGAGCTTTGACTGGACACCACCCCGCGGCACTGCTGGCAAATACATCTGCAGGGAGTGGCAGACCACGCTGCGCTCCTGCAACTTCAATAACATCACCGCCACCTTCATCGAAGTGTTCGAGCCGTAGCCATGGCGATACCCGTCTCAGAGCTACAGAAGATTGCGCCGAGCAGCATCATCGAGCTATTCGAGCTGCAGCTTGTCACTGCTCTGCATGGCAGCAACACGGTGTACCGCTTCCATGCCGGCAGCAATATGAACGCCAACGGGGAGCTGGTCTGGAATAGCAATAGCTATCAGCGGTTCCCGGTCGAGGCCGAAGGATTTGAGTACACCGGCACGGGCAGCCTGCCGCGGCCGAAGATCAAGGTGAGCAACATCCTCGGCAGCATCAGCACGATCTTGGCAACGGTCAACACGACCACCGCTGGCAACGATCTAACAGGGGCAACGCTGACCAGGATCCGCACGATGGCGCGCTACATCGATGGCGCTAACTTCACCGGCGGCACCAATCCCTACGGCACGCCCGACCCAAACGCCGAGTTCCCGCGGGAGGTCTACAAGATCGCGCGCAAGTCATCCGAGAGCCGCCAGGTGGTTGAGTTCGAGTTGGCTGCGGCATTCGACTTGGTTGGTGTGCGGGCACCTAAGCGGCAGTGCATTGCCAACATCTGCCAATGGGTCTACCGCTCGACCGAGTGCGGCTACACCGGCAGCAACTACTTCGATGCGAACGACAACTCGGTCGCGACATTGGCTGCTGATGTATGTGGCAAGCGCCTCAGCAGTTGTAAGTTGCGATTCGGGGCGACCTCCGAGCTGCCCTATGGCAGCTTCCCTGGCATTGGCGCCTACACCGTATGAGCTGGAAAGATGACGCCGCACTTCATGCGGCCAAGGAAGATCCGCGTGAGGCTTGCGGCTTGGTGGTCGTTATCAAAGGCCGTCGCCGTTATTGGCCTTGCTGCAATTTGGATCAAGATGGCACACAGTTCGTCCTCTCTCCTGAGGACTATGCGGCTGCTGAGGAGGCGGGGGAAGTCGTAGCGGTCTTCCATAGCCATCCGGTGACGCCGCCAGAACCGAGCCAGGCCGATCTGATCAGCATCGAGGCCACCGGCCTGCCTTGGTTCATCTACAACCCCAAGACTGAAGCCTGGTCTGAAACCCACCCCACTGGCTACAAGGCACCGCTTATCGGCCGTAGCTGGGTGTGGGATGTGAGCGACTGCTGGACGCTGGTGCGCGATTGGTACGGCGAGCATGGCATCGACCTACCGGACTGGGATCGACCTGCCACCCATGCGGACTTCGAGGTGCAGCCGCTATTCGATGGCTTCTGGAAGGATGCTGGCTTCTATCAACTGCCGGAGGAGGAGCCGCTGCAATTTGGCGACGGCCTGCTAATGAATATTGAAGGCCGCGGCCTCAACCACTGCGGTGTGTATATCGGTGATCAGTTGGTGCTGCACCATCTCCGCGGCCGCCTCTCGAGCCGTGATCTGTACGGCGGTTGGCTGCAAAATTGCACTGGCCGTAGACTCCGCCATCGCGACGCCGATAAACTGACCGAAGGCTGAGAACTGCCATGCTGCGCGAGATCCGGGTGTATGGGCAGCTAGCCAAGTTCCTCGGACGGCGCAAGTTCATGGCGGCCGTCGATAGTGCAGCAGAGGCGATTCGATTCCTGCTAGCCAACTATCCGCAGGTCGAGCGGCACATGTGTCAAGAGGGGCGGCACTACCGCGTGATGGTTGGTGATCATGCCGTTGGCATGGAGGAGTTGCATGGTCCGGCTGGCAGCAATGCGATCAAGATCGTGCCGGTGATCGGCGGCGCTGGTGGCGGCGTGGGGCAGATCCTTGCTGGCGTTGCGTTGGTGGCTGCAGCGATCTTCATCCCTGGCCTTGGCCTTGGTCTTGCTGGCGCCACTGTCACCAAGATCGGTCTGCTTGGCGGCGCGCTGATCCTGGGCGGCATCTCGCAGGCACTGACGCCAACGCCAACGCTGGCCAGCTCTGGCACCTACAGCGGACCACAGGGCACCACCAACACCGAAATGGATCCGCAAAAGTCCTACAGCTTCAGCGGGATTCAGAACACCAGCCGGGCAGGTGTCCCGCTGCCCCTAGCGTTCGGTGAAGTGGTCTGCGGCTCCGTGGTGATCTCGGCCGGCATCGACACCGTGCAGATAGAAGCATGAGCGAACTGATCCGTGGCGCAGGTGGTGGTGGCGGCGGCGGCGGTGGTACAACCGTCGTCCAGCAGACTGTTGTCGCGCCAACTCGGACGCCAGTTCGTGACCCAGACACGCTGGCCTCGAAGCAATATGCGACGTTCGTCGACCTGTTGAGCGAAGGAGAGATCGAAGGCTTCCCATCGGCCGCGGCCTACGCGCGCGACAGCGCTGACTACAACAGGGCACTCCTTAAGGATGTATTCCTGAACGGCACGCAGATTCTGCGCCAAGGCGCTGATGCGACGAATCCGCAGACGGCCGACTACAACTTCCAGAATGTCACGCTGCAAACCAGGTACGGCACGCAGGCGCAGACCTACATCCCCGGCTTCTCCGATATTGAACGGGAAAGCAGCGTTCAGGTAAAGGTCGAGCAGGCTACGCCGATCACGCGCACCATCACCGACACCACCGTCGACGCTGTTCGGGTCACCATTACGGTGCCGCGGCTTGAGCAATACACCGATGAAGGTGATGTAAGAGGCACCAGCTTGAATCTGCGGATCCAAGTGCAATACAACGGTGGCGGCTACACCACCGTCATTGATGACACGATCGCCGGTCGCACCGCTGATCAATATCAGAAGGACTACAAGGTGAGTTTCACCGGGGCGTTCCCGGTTGATGTGCGTGTGGTGCGCGTCACCGCTGATAGCGTCGATACCAACCTGCTCAACGACTTCTACTGGTCGAGCTACACCGAGATCACTGAGCAGAAACTGCGCTATCCCAACAGCGCTCTGGTCGCGATGCGCCTGGATGCTGAACAGTTCAGCAGCATCCCCAGCCGCACCTATCGCGTCCGCGGGATGAAGGTGCAGATCCCGAGCAACGGGACTGTGAATCAGACCACCGGCGCCATCAGCTACGCCGGCGCATGGGATGGCACCTTCGGCGCTGCGGTCTGGACTTCAGATCCAGCCTGGATCCTCTACGCACTGTTGACGAACACGCGCTGGGGACTAGGTGATCACATCACCGCCAGCCAGCTCGACAAGTTCGCCTTCTATTCCGCCAGCCAATACGCCTCGGCCACAGTCGATGATGGCTTCGGTGGATTCGAGCCGCGGTTCTCCTGCAATGCCCTGATCCAGAACCAGGAGGAGGCTTACAAGCTGATCAACGATCTGTGCTCCGTGATGCGGGTGATGCCGTACTGGAGCACCGGCAGCCTGACCATCAGCCAAGACAAGCCGACCGATGCCAGTTACCTATTCACGCTGGCCAATGTCAGTGCTGATGGCTTTACCTACACCGGGTCGGATCTGAAGACCAGGCACACAGTCGCGATCATCAGCTACCTCGATCTCGAAACGCAAGACGTTGCCTATGAAGTGGTGGAGGACAAGGACGCCATCGCGAAGTATGGCGTGATTACCACCAACATCAAGGCCTTTGCCTGCACCAGTCGCGGTCAGGCTGCCCGCCTTGGCGAGTGGCTGCTCTATACCGAGCAGTACGAAACCGAGGTGGTTTCCTTCAGAACCTCCGTGGATGCTGGCGTGGTCGTCAGGCCAGGGCAGGTGATCGAGATCGCCGATCCGGTGAAGGCTGGCGTGCGCCGTGGTGGCCGCATTGCAGCAGCCACCACCACCGTGATCACGGTCGACGACACCGCCGAGACCGATCTGGTCACCACCGGCAGCGCGACGCTATCGGTGATCCTGCCTGATGGCACCGTCGAGACCAAGGCGATCAGCAGCATCGCTGGCGCGAACATCACGGTCGCCTCGGCGTTCAGCACTGCACCGAATGCCAACAGCATCTGGGTGCTGAGCAACAGCAACGTCGAGACCAGCACTTGGCGCGTGCTAACGATTAGCGAGATCGATCGCGTTCAGTACGAAGTCACTGCGATCGCGTACAACGCCAGCAAATACAACTATGTCGAGCGCGGCTTTAAGCTCGAGGCTCGTGATATCACCAAGCTCAACGAACCGAAACCAGCGCCAAGCAACCTCTCCGCATCAGAGACCATTTACGAAAGCAACGGCCAAGCACGGGTCAAGTTGATTGTGAGCTGGGGTGCTGTGGTCGGAGCATCTGAGTATCAGGTGCAATGGCGCCCACTGAACGGCAACTGGACAACGGTCAACGTTCCGCAGACTGATTACGAGATCCTCGACACCACTGCACAGACCTATGAGATCCGGGTCTATACGCTCAACGGTGCGCGCACACCAAGCACATCGCCTGCATCACTGAACTTTGCGGCGATCGGCAAAACCGCTGTACCTGGCAACGTCCAGAACCTCAGCTTCGAGGCCATCAATGCCAACTCCGGCCGCCTGCGGTGGGATCAAACCGTTGATATCGACGTAAAAGTTGGAGGTAGTGTCCACATCCGCCACAGCAACCTGACGGATGGCAGCGCGAGCTGGAGCAACAGTGTCGACTTGGTGGAAGCCAAATCCGGTAGTGCCACCGAGGCCATCATCCCGCTGGTGGAAGGCGAGGTGTTGATCAAGTTCGAGGATGACGGAGGCCGCCAGAGCGCCAACGAAACCAGCATCATCATCGACCTGCCAGATACGCTGGCACCGCTCACGCTGATCAACCGCCGCGAAGACCAAGACGCGCCACCCTTCCAAGGTACGCGCACCAATGTCTTCTACAGCGATGAGTTCGATGCCCTGACGCTGGACGGTTCTGAACTGCTGGACGATGTGCTGGATGTTGATGCGTTGGTGACTTTTGACGTGATGGGCGACGTTCAATCGTCCGGCACCTACAACTTCGCCACCACCGTTGACTTCGGCAACACCTTTTCCATCGACTTCAGTCGCTACTTCGTCACCCGCGGCTACTTCCCTAGCGATCTGATCGACAGCCGCCTAGGCGAGGTGGACACCTGGAGCGATTGGGATGGTGGCGTCATTGACTCGGTGAACGCTGTGTTGGAACTTCGCAGCACCACCGACAACCCCGGCGGCACCCCGACTTGGGGTGCATGGCAGCCGTTCGTTAATGGCACCTTCCGTGGCCGTGGCTTCCAGTTCCGCACCACGCTGACCAGCAGCGACATTGCCGAAAACATCCTCGTGGATGAGCTGGGCTACCTTGCCACCGTCCAACGCCGCACCGAGCAAAGTGTTGCCGCCGTCTCTGGCACCACCAACACCGGCGTGACCTTCACTCACCCGTTCTTCACTGGCACGGCCAGCATCGGCGGCGTCAATGCTTACCTGCCCAGCGTTGGCATCACGGCGCAAAACATGCAGGCTGGCGACTACTTCCAGATCACCGGCGTGACCGGCACCGGCTTCACGATCAGTTTCTTCAACTCCGGCGGGAGTGCCGTAACCCGCAGCTTCACATGGAGTGCAACCGGATATGGACGGCAAGGCTAAACTCGGTCTATTAGTGGGCGCTTGATTCGTGGCTCAGCACGATTACGTCATAGCCAACGGCACTGGTGCGGCTGTTAGATCCGACATCAACGGCGCCCTCGGTGCGATCGTCACGAACAACAGCGGCGCGACCGAGCCAAGTACGACCTACGCTTTTCAGCTCTGGGCAGATACCACCACCGGCCTGCTCAAGATCCGCAATGCCGCGAACTCGGCATGGGTGGAACTGCTTGAGCTGGATGGTGAGTTTGGCAGCAAGACCTTCAACGGCAACATCACCCTGAATGCACAGGGCGATCTGCGTTTTGCTGACTCTGACAGCAGCAACTGGCTGGCTTTTCAAGCGCCAGCAACCGTTGCTAGCAATGTCACATGGACGCTGCCAAATGCCGACGGCAGCTCGAACCAGACGCTGGTAACCAATGGCAGCGGAACGCTGAGTTGGGCGTCGCCATTGCTCAGTTCCGGCGGCACCATTACCGGCGCCCTTGAGATCGGCTCGGCTGGGTCGCTGGTGTTTGAGGGCAGCACCGCCGATGGCAACGAAACCACGCTGGCGGTCACGGATCCCACGGCGGATCGCACGATCACGCTCCCGGATGCCACTGGCACGGTGCCGCTGCTCAGCTTGGCGCAAACCTTTAGTGCAGCACAACGCGGCACCATCTCAACGCTGACTTCAGCCAGCACGGTGACACCAGACTTTGCACTCGCCAATAACTTCAGCATCACGCTGGGTCATACGGTCACCTTGGCTAACCCGACGAACCTGACAGCCGGCCAAAGCGGAGTGATCTTCATCACGCAGGACGCCAGCACTGCCCGCACCATGAGCTTCGGTAGCTACTGGGACTTCAGCGGCGGCACCGCGCCCACCGTCACCAGCACGTTGTCTGCTGTTGATGCGCTGGTGTATGCGGTCCGCAGCACGACTAGCATCCACGCCCAGCTGATCACGAACCTGAGCTGACGCATGACCGTTCCCGGCAACATCGACGCGCTGCTGCTTGGTGGCGAGAAGGGCTACAAGATCGAACGCAGCCTGCGGTTCAACTCGGCGGATTCGGCGTACCTCAACAGGACTCCGGCGAGCACCACAAACCGCAGGACTTGGACCGTTTCGTGCTGGGTAAAAAGAACAAGATTTTCTACTGGGACTGAGCAAACAATTTTTGGTTCAAATAACGGCTCCACATTTACAGAATTAAATTACTTGGCTTCAAGTGATGTTCTGCGGTTAAACTTGGCAGCTGGCGTAGCAACGTATAAATTTGACACTTCCGGTGTTTTTCGTGATCCGTCGGCTTGGTATCACATCGTCGCCGCAGTAGATACCACGCAAGCTACGGCTGCGGACCGAATGAAGTTATACATAAATGGGGTTCAGCAGACAGGTTCCAATGATCCGCCGACACAAAATTACGATACGCAGTGGAATGTTAATCAGGGTGCGTTTATTGGATCAAGAACAGCATCAACGTGGTTTGGCAACTTTTACCTGACCGAGTTCTATAACATCGACGGCCAAGCCCTGACCCCCAGCAGCTTTGGCGAGACCGACACCATTACCGGCGTGTGGAAGCCGAAGAAGTATGCCGGCACCTACGGCACCAACGGCTTCTACCTCAACTTCTCGGACAACAGCGGCACCACCAGCACCACACTGGGCAAGGACAGCAGCGGCAACGGCAACAACTGGACGCCCAATAACTTCAGCGTGACTGCTGGCGCAGGCAACGACAGCCTGATCGACACCCCAACGCCCTACGCCGATGGCGGCAATGGCAGGGGGAACTACTGCACTTGGCTGCCGCAGCAAGGCTCTCAGACATGGACGTTTAGCAACGGCAATTTGGACGCGGTTAATGGAAACGCTGGCTCTAATGCCTACTCCTGCGTTGGGACAATCGCAGTTTCGTCCGGCAAGTGGTACTGGGAAGTCACGGTCAACGATGCCGGACCCACCACTCTTCGTGTTCCTGGAGTGGGCATTATGGGATCCGAAAGAAACGTTCTGACTACTGCTGCAACCGTGCGGCCCGATGTTTATCTCAGCGGCAACGGAACGATTGATAACAGCTCGGGAACTGCTTTGCAGAGCGGCTTCAGTAACATGGCCGCCAACGATGTTGTTGGTGTTGCTGTAGATGCCGACGCAAAAACCGTGCAGTTCTACCGCAACGGTTCTGCTGTTGGTACGGCACAAAGCTACTCACCTGCAACCGTCACCCCGTCGTTTTACTCGTACAACACCTACGACTGCAACGCCAACTTCGGCCAACGCCCCTTCGCCTACACCCCGCCGTCGGGCTTCGTGGCGCTGAACACGCAGAACCTGCCCGAGCCGTCGATTAAGAAGCCGAGCAGTTACTTCGACGTGAAGCTGTATACCGGCACCAACGCCACGCAAAGCATCACAGGTCTCAATTTCTCGCCCGATCTGGTGTGGTTGAAAAACCGCTCTGGCACCAACTACCACGGCTTGTTCGACACGGTTCGCGGTCGTGCTGCTGGCCTCAGCTCCAATGTGACTGACGCCGAATCAACGTCATCTGCCGGCAACGACCTTGCATCTTTCGATGCCAACGGCTTCACGGTCGGTCCTGTACAGAACTGGGGTTCGACAAACACCTCAAGTGCGAGCATTGTCGCCTGGTGCTGGGACGAAAGCGCCACGCCGGGGTTTGACATTGTGACCTATACGGGGGATGGCGTTAATGGTCGGCAAATTCCTCATAATCTTGGAGTCAAACCCAAGCTAATTATTGAAAAAGGTCGCGGATCGACATACAACTGGTCCGTTCAAGGCTGTGGAGAGTTGTGGACACCAGCCACAAGCAACTTGTTCTTGAACGGCACTGGCGGACTCAACGCAAGTGGTGCTTACGGCGCACCGACAAGCACGTTTTTTTATCCGTCTCTTACTAACTATGCAAACGAAAACGGTGTTGCTAACGTCGCCTACCTGTGGTCCGAAGTCGCGGGCTTCAGCAAGTTCGGCAGCTACACGGGCAACGGGTCCAGCGATGGTCCGTTCTGCTTCTGCGGCTTCCGCCCCCGATTTGTGATGTTCAAGCGGACAGACAGTACCGGCTCTTGGTTTATGGAAGATTCCGCCCGTGGCACTTACAACGTTATGGGACCAGAACTTTACGCAAACCTGTCAGACGCTGAAACTACCGTGAGCCGCTTGGACTTCCTTTCTAACGGCTTCAAGATGCGTGCAGCAAATGCTGGGGACAATGCCTCTGGCGGCACTTATGTGTTCGCTGCATTTAGCGAGTCACCATTTAAGTATTCCCTCGCCCGCTGACCTATGAAACGGGCACACCCTCACCGGAGCTAACCATGGCCTTCCTGCTCGACGGTCAGCCTCTTGCGGTTGACACCCCCTTCACCGACGCCAAAGGCACCAAGTACCCCGCCAACTGGCTGCGCCTCTCCACCGCCGAGGAAAAGGCTGCCATCGGCATCACCGAGTGCGATGACCCCAAATCTTGGGATGAGAGGTTCTACTGGGGCTACGACGCCGAAGGCCACCTGATCCCGAAAGACCACGCCCAACTCGTCGAACAGTGGACCGCCGCTACACGGCAAACCGCCAACAGCCTGCTGTCCCCCACCGACTGGATCATCATCCGCGAGGCCGATAACGGCAAAGCCGCTGACCCCGTGCTGAAGACTTGGCGCGAAGAAATCCGTCTGGCTGCTGGCAGCAAGGTCTACGAAATCGGTCAAACCGCCGACACTGACGCGCTGGCTGCCTACATCACTGGCGCCGATTACCCCGCTTGGCCTGTGGATCCCTATGCCCCCGTGCCTGCTGCTGAAGACGAGGTGGCTGAGTAATGGCTGTCCGCTCTAAGACTGGCACCGCTCGCATCGAGCATCAGCCTGGTCCACCGAAGACCACGCGCCAAGGGTATGGACAACAGTCCCGCCCACGGCGCCGCGGGCGCAAGCCACTAAGGGGGCAAGGCCGCTAATGGATCGCGACACTCTCGAGAATTGGCGCAAAATTCGCGACCACCTCGAGCGTGTCGGGAAGACGGATAACCACTACTACCGCCGTGCGCTGGTCATCCTGCAGGGGAGGCCGGACCCATTCGATCGCTACGATGGATGGGATGGAAGTCGCCACAGCGATGGCTGAAGAACCACAGAGCGTCGGTGGCGTCTTCTCCGCCTCGCTGCCCACCGTCTTGGCTACTGGCATGGTTGCCATCGGTGGCCTGCTGATCTCGATGCAGATCCAGTCAGCACGGATTGAGGCCACGGTGGTGCAGATGGCCAAATCGATCGAAGAACTAAAGATCGATGCACGCACCGAACTGGCGGACCTAGATAAGCGTGTTCGCGTTCTGGAAATGAAGCAGTAGCTTTAGGACTCAGGCACTGCTGTTATGTCCCCTGAAATCATCGCGATCATCGCGATCATCGTGGCCGCTGGCTCCGAGATCATCGCCGTCTCCCCGCTGAAGTCCAATAGCTGGATCCAGCTCCTTCTCCAAGCGCTGCGCATCATGTTCCCTAAGCGCCGCTGATCATGGCCAACACGGCACCGATCACTCTGCAAGCTCTGTTTCGGTACTACAAGGGACTCCCCCATCAGGCCGCGGCGATCAGCCTGCTTGAGCAGGACATTGCCGCCAATGGTTACAAGCAGGCGATGCGGCGTGATCGGCCGTGGTTCGAGGCTTGGTCGCAGGACGGTAAGCAGATTGACCTATCGGCTGCAATCAACCTGATCAAGCAATTCGAGGGCGTGCATCTTTCTGCTTACCCCGATCCGCTCAGTGGTGGCGATCCGTGGACGATCGGCTATGGCACCACCCGCTATAGCGGTGGCGTGCCGGTGAAGCGCGGCGACAAAATCAACGTGATCGAGGCCGACATGATGCTCCGCCTGGAGGTGGATCGCATCGCCGACAAGCTGGCCAGTACCATCCCGCACTGGAAGGTGATGGATGACAACCAGCGATCAGCGCTGGTGAGCTTCGCCTACAACCTCGGCGCTGACTTCTACGGCACACCCGGATTCGAGACGATCAGCAAGGTGCTGCGCGATCAGGCATGGGACAAGGTGCCCGTCGCCATGGAGCTGTACCGCAACCCTGGCACCAACGTCGAGGCTGGCCTGCTGCGGCGCCGTAGAGCAGAGGGGGAGTTGTGGGGCGACCATCGGCCGAAGATGCAGCAGGAGCCGGCCAGGCTGACGCCCGACTCATCGTTCAGCGCGCGGATCACACCACACATCCGGCTGGGTGAGTTTGCGCTCGATCAGGAGGCGCGGCGCTTCGTCCATCAGTATCAGGTGAACACTGCAGCGGAGCTGGCGGCGTTCCTCGAGCGGGTGCGGCAACGCTTTGGCGGCAAGAGCATCATCATCACCAGCGGCTTCAGGCCGGCTCCGATCAACGCGTCGGTGGGTGGTGCTGTTGATAGCGAGCATCTCTACTCAGCGCCTGGCGTTGGTGCAGTCGACTTTGTGATCGATGGTGCCGACATGAAAGCTGTCGAGAAGTGGTGCGATGAGAATTGGCCATTCAGCCTCGGCTACGCTGCACCGGCCTTCATCCATCTCGGCCGCCGCGCTGATGGCAAACGCCGGCGCTGGGACTACACCTGATGCTTCTACCTGATCATGAGATCTGCCGCCTGTGCAAGCAGGAGGCGATGGTGACGCCCTACAACGACGATCACCTGAACCCAGCCAGCTTGGATGTGACGCTGGGCGATCGGATCATGATCGAGGTGGCAGGCCATCCTGAGCTGCAGATCCTTGGCATCACAGGCCACACGCAGCAAGATCCGTTCTGGATTCAGCCGGGCGAGTGGTTCCTAGCGGAGACCAGGGAGATCTTTAACCTGCCCGATCACGTCGGTGCGCAGTTTGTTCTCAAGTCGAGTCGCGCACGCGAAGGCTGGGATCATGCTGAGGCTGGTTGGTGTGATCCAGGTTGGTATGGCAGCAGGCTGACCATGGAGCTGAAGAATGGCCGCCGGATGCATCCATTGCCGATCTGGCCTGGTCTACGCATCGGCCAAATGAAGTTCCTGCTGGTGAGCGGTCGACCGGATCGGAGCTATGCCGCCACAGGCCGCTACAACGCCGATCTCGGCGTCACGGGCAGCAAGGGCTAGCGCGCCATCGGATGCTGCAGCGGCGCCATCCGTAGCCGGTGGATGTTGCCGGGTGCTTCAGCCGGATCATCCAGCGGGATCATCGTGTAATCGTCGCAGCCGTGCTGCTCCGCGAAGGTGGTGGCAGCGATGTGAGTGGCGAACGGTCCGATGTGCCACGGACCGATGCGGAGGATGTAGGTCATGTCAGGGCAGCGGTGGGATCGGCAGCTCGGAGACTGGCACCCACCAGAGGCGCACAGTCCACACGCCACCAGTGGCCATGCAGTGCTGTTCCCAGGCAACAAACTGCTCGGTAGTGTCGTCGGGCTGCCATACGTCACCGGCGGCAAAAGGCGACGAGCTGGGGATGTAGCGCGCTCTGGGACACGGGGGATAAAGCCCCTGCGCTCGGTACTGCTCTTCTGTGAAGTCCATTGGTGGAGAGTAGGGCCGCCGGAGCGGCCCGGTGAGGGTCAGGCCAGCGCCCGGTTGTTGAGCATCTCGTTGGCGGTGTTGAGGCGCTGCATCAGTTGGGGGAGGATGTGGAAGTGGCGCTCGCGCTTGGCGGCTTCGATCATGCCAAGGGTCTCGGTGCGAAACTCTTGCCATTCTTGGCGCTGGGACTTGCGGGCAGGCTTGGCGACTTCAATGATGACGGTCGAAGGCTTGCGGTTGTTGGCTTTCCATGCGGCCAGCTCGGCGGCGGTCATGTTGTCGGTGATGGAGGGGCGGCGGGTCATTGGTCCGGTGCGTTGATGTGTGAACTATACCCCGCCGACAGGGCACAGTGCCCCGGATGCAGGGCACGTTAACAAACTGTCACATCTGTCGATCCCGTCTCACCCGCTACCGTTTAACCAGCCGGGGCTGCCGCCCATGCGGGCGTACATCGTGGAGATCACCGCCAAGGTGCTGGTGCGCTCCGAAACCGATCCCGAGGAGCTGCCGGCTGACATTTACTCCCAGATCGCTGAGTTCGTCCACAACGAGGAAGATCTCCTAGAGCTGGGCATCGAGCTGTTCACCCTCCCCGTAGACCTGTGTGGATCAGCACCACATTGACGAAACCCGGCTGGTCACCCGTCGATCGGCGCGTGATCAGATCCACCTCCGCTGGGGATATAGGTGCGCCTATTGCAACGATCCCCTCGGCCGCAGTCCCACCCTCGATCACGTCGTTCCTAAGGTCCACGGTGGCCTGACGGTCCGCGAGAACCTGGTCTCCTGCTGCCTGATGTGCAACAGCCAGAAAGGCCACAAGCCATGGGTCGACTGGTATCGCGCTCAACCGTTCTGGTCGGCGCTTGGTGAATGGGCGATCGTGCAGTGGATCACCAGCCACTCAGAACATCGTCAGCCAGATGGTGGCGAGCAACATGCCGCCTAGCCAGGTCATCCCAAACACGACCACCAGCGGGGTCTTCATGGCCGCAGCATCTGATTGAGGTAGATCTCCGCCTGGAACCAGTCCGAGCTATACCGGCACACGCCACCGACACAACTCCGGTAGTACACCTCACCCTTCACAGGCATCAGCACCTCGATGTAGCCGCCGTCTCGATCAGTCCGGCTGATCACTTCAGGTCCGAACATTGCCGTGCCTCCTCACGATGGATCCATGTCTTTAGGCCCGCCACATAGTCCCGCAGTACCTGCGCCTGCTGGAGGTGCCATCCATCGCCCGATGCAAACCACAGGCGGTTGTGCCGGTCGATTGCCTGCAGCGATTGATGGATGAGCACATTCCACGGCTCACGGATAGGCGTGTTGAACTCACGCTTTGACACGGCGACCTGGCGGCCTCTATCAGTCTGCCGCCGGCAATGCCCGCTGGAAGAAGTCGCAACTCACCGCGTAGCGCCCGCCACTTCGCTTGCTCTCAGGCAGCAGCAAATCGCAACGCTGTGTGCTCATCTCCCACTGGATGCAGTCCCAGCACATCACGCTGGCCGTCTCCGGTCTGATGCTGGCCACCGCCGCCTGGAAGACTGCCTCAGCCTTCAGCAGCGCATCGTGCAGGCTATTGGTGCCAGTGTCCACCTCGACCTGGTGCTCAGCCTTCGGACCAAGAATCACGCGCGCGTGCCATGTCCGATCGATGCGGTCGCACACCAGCAGTAATCGGCCAGCGTGCAACCTGATCATTCATCCTCTCCATAGCTCGGCTGGTGATACAACCGCTCGAGCTGCATCGACAGCGGTTCATCGGCCTGCGTGATGTCGATCGGATCGCTCTGATCCCGCACGATGAAGACCATCCGAGAGCCGTGGCGCTTCACCACCAGCAGGCCGATGCGCTCGCTGCGGCATAGAATCCGCAGCGCTTGTCGCTCAAGCCAGTTCAGGCGGAGATGTTCGAGCATGACTCCATCTTGGCAATGAGTCGATTCAGATACCACTCCGCTTTGCGGGCATCCTCGAGCGCGTTGCCCTTGAGCCACATGCGGATCATGTACTTGAGTGCCTGCCCCTGCAGGTATGCCAGGACCATGTGCGGCGCATCACAGATCACCGATTCGATGAAGTCGATGGCCTCGATGGTGCCGGCTTGGTAGTGGGCGGGATGATTCACTGCGTCGCCTGCTGGTCTGCGTTCTTCCATTTGCGGTAGAAAACGATGTCGATGATGTGGGTCTCGCTGACGCCGTAGGTCTGCGCCAACTGCTTGATCTTCCAGCCTTCAGCGCGACGACGGCGGATCTCGATGGCGTTCTGCGGCAGCAATACAGCAGTGGCAGGCACATGGCCAGCGGTGAAGCTGCCTCGGTTCGCGGCTCTCACCGCCATTTGTCCCCCAAGAGCTGCTGGCGGCATACCTCGATGGCCTGTTGCGCCTGTTTCTCGGTCATCACCGACTCGGTGGCATCCATCGCCTTCACCACACGGGCGAACAGCTCGGGGTAGTCGGTATCGCGGAAGTTAACTGCAAGATCGTGGGCGAACTCCTGCCACAGGCCGGTGTAGGTGCTGCGCAGCGGATGGCCGTATGGCAGTTGGTCGCGGCCGCTGCGTTGGTAAAGCGCCTCCATCATGTCGGCGCGGCGCTGGTCGAGTTGTTGCGGCTTCATTCGTTGAGGTACTGACGGAGGTTCAACAATTCAGCGCAGAGCTGCTCCCGGTTCTTAATGCCGGTGGTGCCCCGTAGCTGATCGATGCGAATGTCGATCAGCAGGCGGAGGCGATCACGCTCTGATGCTTGGCCAGCCTTGAAGGTGTTGCTGCCCTCGAGCAGGCTATAGAGGCGGGCGCGAGATGCGTCGTTCATCGGCTCTGCAGGGCGATCTGAATAGCAGCTTGGAAATAGCCGGCCATCTTCATACGGCGATACTCGCCACTGGCCTCCTCCGATTGCTTGTCTTCGATCAGGTCGTAGTTGTGTCTGGCTTCCTGCAATGCGGCCAGTGTCTCGATGTTCAGCAGATCCAGTTCGGATCGGCTGAGATCATTCACCTTGTCGAGGTAGATAACTTTCGCAAGGATGAACGAACGATGGAAAGGAACGATGGATTGGTCTGGGGTCATGATGCAAGTTCGATTTCAGCGGATGGCCAGCGATTCTGCGCGTACAGGATCGCGTGTTTTTGTGATTCAGCGCGCGTGATCCATGTCAGTGGTTGCGCGCCACGGGGATAGACAATCAGGCGATACTCGCGTGTGCGAGCACCATGGCGTGGCCTGCTAATGCCTTCGCCGTAGACACCCTGATCCTCAGGATCGGTGCGCCATTGGAAGGCGATCGGAGAGTTAGACATGGATGTTCGGATCAGTGACAGATTCGGGGTTGAGCCATTCGATCTGATTCCACCAAGGGAGCCATGTGTCGGCGGCGATCAGCTTGGCCTCGGTCAGACTGTGCGCTTGCACGCACTCGACGACGTTGGCGGCCTTGATCGTGAAGTAGAAGCGGCGGGGGGTCACTTGCGCACCTCGATGTAGGACTGCGTACCGGAGTGCGTAGCGCCTGCTTGGTTGCCGGTTTCAATGCCGATCATGGCGAACACGGCCGCGACGACAAGGAGACAGATGGCGTTGTTGATGCGGTTGATCATTGGATTGAAGTGATAGGTGGATGGATCAGAGCTGCGCAGTAGCCCACTGACGGAAGGTTTCGCGGTCAGCACGCCACAGACCTTGACGCTTGTAGCGGTCGTCTTGGACAAAGTAGCGACGACCCTCACCATGGTTGTTGCTGGCATACACCCACCAGCCGGCGGCGGTGAGTTGGCGGCGGAGTTCAGTGATGTTCATGATTCAGAAGGTGGCGGAGGTGTTTCCCTCCGATGCGCTAATCATGCCCCACCTACAGGGCACATGCCACACGCGTGTGACAGTTCTTCACACGGCCTCGGTGCCGACCGCGATCTCCACCGGCACCCGCAGCACCGGCTTGCTCTGTCCCTTCGCATCGATCCGCCCCCAACCGACCACCGCCGGGCTAACGGGCAGCTCCACCGTGAACCACACGAACCCACAATCGGCACACTGCCGCTTCCGCACGGTCACGCCCGGCTCCTTGTTGTTCGTGGCTACTGCTCTGACCATCGAGCTGGAGCAGCGCTGGCATTGCATCGGTATCATGCAGGTGTGCCCCACTGGTCTAGCACAATGCGCTTCGGTGAGTGGATGCTGGTGGAGCTTTCGCCAGAACAGCAGTTCGAGATCGAAAAACAAGCCCGCACCCTTCTCTCAAGTCCGGATGCGGGCGTTATGGCGGCAGCACTCCTAAAGCAGGCTTGCTACCAGCAGCAACTCCTGCAGCAGGCGGTCAATGAGATCGCCCGCCTCGAGCTGGAGTTGATGTAGCTCAGAACATGTCGTCGCTCACGTCGATGACCACGCCATCAGTGGCCGCGGCGAGCTTCTGTGCAGCATCACCGGGATCCACCCAGTCCCGGGGCGGTTGCGCCACGGCGCTCACATAAGCCAGTCCCTTCTGGCTGGTCTTCTTCCAGCCGCTGATCGGCACCTGGACGCTGCCGTACTGGTCGGGCGTCTGGCTCATGACAAAGCGGCAGAGCGCATCCAGCTCCTCCACTTTGATGTTCATCATCCCGCTGAAGTCCACCTTGCTTTCAGGCTTGGTCGACTTGAAGATGCTCAGGTTCAGCTTGAAACTCATGGTTGCTCGTTGGTAGTGGTGTTGGCCTGTTCGTATTGCTCCACCCCGGCCAATGGGTAGAGCACGAAGCCTGGCGTGCGGAAATACGCCGGACCCTTGTTGGCCTTGCGCCAGCGCATCAACGTGTCGGGGTGCAACCCCCATCGCTGCGCAAGCTGGGTGGCAGTCAGGTATTCAGAAGAGTTCATCGCTCTCAGGCTCCGGTGTAGGTGCCGGCTCAGGGATGGCGGCGTTCAGATCAGCGACCTGATCGCTCACGGTCACCGGCTCGATGTCAACCACCTCCTCCTGGCTCTGCATCCCCAGCAGCAGATCGCTGGCATAAAGACGACCCCAGAACGCTGCGGCGCGATAGCGGATCATCAGCTCCGGCATCGTTTGCCACTTGCTGCCCGCTTTGGTTGCCCATTGCTCCTTCTTCGCCATCGCCATCGTGATGGTCGGTCCCTTCAGCTCCTGCCCGCTGGCGAGATCCTTGGCGACCGCGTAGCAGGCCAAGCTGTCGCCGCTGCCGCTCAGTTCGAACCGCAGCGGACTGAATCGGCCGCAGCCGTTCACCATCGCAATGATGAAGCTGCTGCTCCACGATGGCCGACCGTGGATCACATGTAGGTGCTGCATCGCCAGAAAGGGCGAGATGCCCATCCGATTGGCGATCTCAAGCGCGACCAGGCAGTTGGCGAACCCCTGTTGGCCTTGAAACTGCGGTGGGATCAGCGTGCTGCTGGCCAAAGCCTTTGCAATCCGCTGGGCGTCCTCGAACTGCTGAATCCCCGAAAAAACGGAGCCAGTCGGCTGGGTGGTGGTGAGTGCTGTGGATTCCATCAATACATCTCGATCTCGGTGGTCTGTGTGTTGGCCTCGCCAGTCATCCATGCCGGCAGGCTGATCGGTTCGATCCGATCGCTGTATGCAGGCCAGCGGCCATTGGATTTGCACTCCGCCAGTGTCTGCAGATCGCGCATGGCGGTCTGATAGCCGCGCTCGATCATCTGCTCATCAGCGGCATAGACACCAACCGCAAACGGCGGCTTCTTCTCTACTGCGATGAAAATGAATCCGCTTGGCCGCTTGCCGTAGGCAGCCTCGATGCCCGCCATATACCAGCCGGCTTGGACGTGATACCGCCACTTCGCGATGCTGCGGCGGAACTCCCGCGGACTGGCGTCCTCCGTGGTCTTGAGATCCACCACGATGCCGCCATCCTCGGTGATCCAGTCCGGCCGGCACTTGCATTGCAGGCCAGTGGTCGGCTCTGTCCACATGTGCGTGGTCTCAGCCTCGCCTGCCATGCCGAGCAGCAATGCAGCAGCCGGATGGCCGAGCACTGCTCTGCCCATGTGCATGACCAGATCGGCATCCTCTCGGCTCAGCACGGTGCGGCCGTTGGCCTCAGCCTCGAACGCTGCCCATGCTTCCTTGCCGGCCTTGGTGCGGCGATCAAGGCCATCGGGTGCCACGGTGTATTCGGCATCCCATTTGTGCAGCTCGAGCACATGGGTGTGGACTGCGCTGCCGATGCGCATCGCTGGCGTCGGCTCAGGGATGACGCGCTTCGGGTCGATGTAGCGCGCCCAGTAGTGCAAGGGTGATCGCGCAATGAGATCCAGATGCGACTTTGAGATCGCAGGGTGCGCGTGATAGTCGGCGTTCTCCATAGGGTGTGGCGACTTGCGCGATCCTATAGCCTGATGCCGTCAAGTGCAACCCCATGCAGCTCCGCAGCTACCAGCAGCGCGCAATCGACGATCTCCGCAATGCCTATCGCTTCGGCTACCGGGCACCACTGCTATGCCTACCAACCGGCGGAGGGAAGACCATCATCTTCACCGCCATCGCTCAGGCATCTGCTGCTCGAGGCCGGCGGGTGCTCATCTTGGTGCATCGCCGTGAGCTGCTTCGCCAAGCCAGCGACAAGCTGCGATGGGCAGGCCTTGATCACGGCCTGATCGCTGCAGGCATTGAGCCATCGCCTGCCGCCGTGCAGGTGGCCTCAGTTCAGACCATCGCGCGTCGCCTGTCAGCCATCCACTGGCAGCCGGACTTGATCATCATCGACGAAGCGCATCACGCCATCGCAAGCCAGTGGGAGCGCACCCTGCAGCATTGGCCGGCCGCCTACCGCCTGGGCGTCACCGCCACCCCATGCCGCCTCGATGGCCGCGGCCTCCGGAGTGCGTTTGACCACTTGGTGCTCGGTCCCTCGGTCGCTGAGCTAATCGACGCTGGCTTCCTCAGCCATTCCCGCATCTACGCGCCACCAGTGCTAGCCGATCTATCCGGCATCCGCACCCGAGCTGGCGATTACGCCAACGACCAGGCCGCGGCGGCCATGGATCGCCCAACCGTCACAGGTGATGCCATCGCGCACTACCAGCGGCTCGCTGTAGGCCAGCAGGCCATCGCGTTCTGCTGCAATGTCGCGCACGCTGAATCAGTCTGCGCGGCTTTCCAAGCTGCAGGCATCGCTGCTCAGCTACTTCTCGGCAACACCGCTGACCGTGATCAGGTGGTGCAGCAATTCGGCGCAGGTGCCGTGCAGGTGCTAGTGACCGTCGATGTGGTCTCCGAAGGCTTTGATGTGCCCGCTGCCAGCGTTGCCATCCTCCTGCGCCCCACCAAGTCCCTTGGTCTCTACCTCCAGCAGGTCGGTCGCGTACTCCGCCCAGCACCTGGCAAGCAGGCTGCGCTGATCCTCGACCATGTTGGCAATGTCACCCGCCATGGGTTCCCGGATGATCACCGTGACTGGACGCTCGACGATGGCATCAGGCGCACCGCAGGCACAGCAGCGCCATCCGTGCGCACATGCCCTGAGTGCTACGCCGCCTTCAAGCCGCAACCGCAGTGCCCAGTCTGTGGCGCACAATGCGCACCAATTACTAACCGCAAGATCCGCCAACTAGCAGGTGAGCTGCAGGAGCTGAAGCGCGAAGCCGTCCAGCAGCGCATCGCTGAACGCCGCAAGCAGGGCACAGCTCGCACCCTTGAGCAGCTTCTCGCCCTGGCCAATGAGCGTGGCTACAGTCCCGGCTGGGCGTACCGCATCTATCACGCGCGTGCCAAACGCTGAAACCGACATCCAGCAGCGCATCCGCCTGGCAGTTGGCACCCGATCCGATCTCCGCCTATTCCGCAACAACACCGGCACCCTGCCAGATCCGCGTAGTGGCAGGCCGGTCCAGTTCGGCCTCGCGCGCGGCTCCGCAGACCTGATCGGCTGGCGCACCATCACCATCACACCCGAGATGGTCGGGCAGCGCGTTGCCGTCTTCACCAGCATCGAGGTGAAGACCACCACAGGCCACCTCACCCCCGCGCAGCAGGCTTGGCTCGGCGCCGTCCGCACAGCCGGTGGCATCGCTGGAGTGGCGCGCTCAGTGCGAGACGCAGAAGAAATCCTGGGATAACTTCCCAACCTCCCAACCTTGCGCCACACTCTGTCGGCTAACGCACAGAGCCGACGTGGCCGCCATCATCGATCAACTCACAGACATTCCCGACTCATGGGCGCTGGTCGCCGTCGGGAACGACAAACGCCCATATCAACCCGAATGGCAGAAGAACCCCCTCAGCAAGCGCCAGCTCGAAGCTGAGCTGCACGCAGGTCGTGCCGTCGCCGTTGGTGTCCTCGCAGGTCCACCATCTGGCGGCCTCCTGTTCGTCGATCACGACGGCCTCGGTGCCTCAGAGGTCCTTGAATCCCTTGGCACCTCCCTTCGCGACCTGCCCAAATCGTGGGCAGTTACCTCCGGCCGTGATGGTCGCCTGCAGATCATCTACTCCGTACCCCGCGGCTTCTGGGATCAGATCAAGACCACCAAGCTCCGTAGCTCAATCAAGGGCGAACAGCTCGAGCTGCGCTGGACCGGCTGCCAGTCCGTTGTCCTTGGCAAGCACCCCATCACAGGCTCCTACCGCTGGCTCAAAGGCCGCGCGCCGGGTGATCTACCCATGGCCGAAGCGCCATCGGTGCTCCTCCAGCAGATGATGCGCGGTCCTGATATTCCGCCGCTCATCCACATCCCCAACCCAACCGAAGACGCTGAGCAGGCTCGCGCCTACCTCGCCAACATCCCATCCAGCCTCGCTGACGACTACGACGAATGGATCAAGGTCGGCATGGCGCTTCATAGCGTCGGCAACGATTCGCTGCTCTCCGACTGGATCCAGTGGTCTGCCGGCTCCGGCAAGTTCAAGGCCGGCGAATGTGAACACAAGTGGTCGACCTTCAAGGCCGACGCAGGTGGTGTTGGCCTCGGCACCCTCTACCACCTCGCAGGTGGCATCTCGCCCCGTCAGGTGGCCGTTAACGCCCTCAAGGCTGCCCTCGGTGATGCCAACCCCAAAGCCGCGGCAATGGAGGCCACAGGCTCCGGCAAGGCCGTCAAGCTCGAGGCCGATGAGCTGCTCACCCTGATTCGTCAGCAGCTCGGTGATCGCCTGCGCTTCAACATCTTTACCCAGAACATCGAGCTGGATACCAAGCCGATCGAAGGCTTGGAGCACTACTACCTCCAGTTCGCGCAGATGGGGATCAAGGTCTCCAAGGAGCTGGCCGCTGATGCCATCGTCTACGTCGCGCAGGCCAATCGGTTCGATCCAGTTCGCGAATACCTCGATCGAGTCTCAGAGGAAGTCCCGCCTGTCTCAATCGATCACCTCGCCACTGCATACCTGCGCCCAGCAGATTCCCCCGGCACCCTCTACGACGCCATGCTGCGCGCCACCCTGATCGCCGCAGTCCGTCGCGTCTACGAGCCAGGCAGCAAGCACGACTCCGCCTGCGTGCTTATGGGACCCCAAGGCTGCGGCAAGTCCACCTTCTGGCGCAACCTCGGCGGTGCGTTCTTCTCTGATGCCCTCCGAGACGTATCCAGCAAGGACGACCTAATGGTGCTGCACCGCTCCTGGATCATGGAGTACGCCGAGCTGGATCACCTCACAGGCAGACGGCACGCAGGCCAGGTGAAGGCGTTCCTCTCGCAGCAGACCGACACCTTCCGCGTTCCCTACGGCAAGGCCACGGAGGACTTCCCACGCCGCTGCATCATCGTCGGCTCCACCAACCGCGACAGCGGTTTCCTGGTCGATGACACCGGCAACCGTCGCTTCTGGGTGATCCCCGTGCTCGCAGCGCCACACATCGCCGTTGATGGCCTGCTGCTGGAGCGGGATGCCATCTGGTCGGCTGCAGTTGCCGCCTACCGCAATGGCGAGGCCAACCATCTGCCGCGTGAGCTGGAGGCACAGGTCGAAACCGAGAACGAGGCGTACCTGGTTTCCAACCCATGGCACGCCGCCGTGCAGGAGTACCTCGCACGTCGCATCAGCATCGAACCGATCACCACGGAGGAGGTGCTGAGCAACGCAATCGAGAAACCTCTCGAGCGTCAAACAAGGGGAGATCAGATGCAGGTCGCATCAATTCTCAAGGATCTCGGATGCGACAAGCGTCGGGACTGTTCGGGGGGTAAGAGGCGTTGGGTGTACTCGTGCCCAACCTCGACAAAAAAGGTTGGGAGCTGAGATCCGCTGCGCTGCAGCCCCTCTACTAACCTCCTAACCTCCTAACCTTTATAAAAGAGTATAAATAAAGAGAGAGAGGGGGGTGTATTACCCCCTTTTGGGGAAAGGGTGAGGTTGGTCAGGTTGGGCACGGGCTTCCGCCCTTACCCTTGGTGCATGACCGCCATCCGCCTGGATATCAAGTCGGAGCTGCCCACCGCTATCCGGTGGACCGACACCATGACCAAGCAGCTCCCCTTCGCCATCAGCCAGGCGCTCAACAGCGTCGGCTTTGATGGCAGGACAGCTCTTGGTGGTGCCTCGCGTCAATACTTCAACCAGCCCACCAAGTTCATCGAGAACGCTTGGTTGGTTCGCAAGGCCAACAAGCGCAACTTGGAAGTTCAGATCTACCCAGAGCGAAAGCGCCTGCCGTATCTGCGTGCAAATATCTATGGCGGCAGTCGTGGCCGCAAACCGTTCGAGGTCAAGCTGGTCTCGATGCAGGTCGGCAACATGCCGAGCAACGTTCGACTTGTTCCCAACATCGTGAGCCAGAACTCACAGGGCAATGTGAGTCGCGCAACCCTTGGCAGGATCATTCGCAACGTTCAAAGCAGCGGCAAGAACTCCGTGTTCATCGGCAAGCCATTAGGTGGTGGCCGCGAACCTGGCGTCTATCAGCGCATGGCCAGCGGCAAGCTGAGGCCGCTATTCACCGCAGTGCCGCAGGCGCGTTACGAACGTCGTTTCCCCATCGCTGACATTGTTGGCAAGGTGGCTGAGCGCCGTTTCGGCGGCTATCTCAGGAGCAGCCTTGAGCGCGCGATGGCTTCTGCGCGGTAAGATGGTGGCCTGGCGCTGTTGACGCAGCCCAGACCGTGACCACCTGAAGCACCAGGCGATGCCAAAAGCATATGAGTTGCCAGCCCCTGGTGAGCCATTCGATCCTGAAATGTTCAGGCTCGGCAAACCATGCAAGCGCAATCACATCCACGCTGATGGCTTGACTCTTCGTTACATCAGGCGAAAGGTTTGTCCTTGGTGTGAGCGAATTGATTCGCTTGACAAGCAAAAGCGATTAAGGCAAGACCCTGCATTCAGACGCAAGCAGGCTGAGTATGTAGCCGCAAAGCGCAAAGTCGAAGGCAGACCATCGCGATCTAAATATGGTTTGCCTTACACCCCTGCGTCTGATAAAGACACGATTGCATTGCGTAAGGCGATCAAACGCGCAGGACACTTGCCATCAGTGGCTCGCCTGGTCTACGACCAACAGCGTGAGCATTGGCGTCAAAACCCAAGCGATCGTGTTGAGCACAAACGCCAGCAAAACCTACGCAACGAACGTTGGCGCTATATGACCGATGAGAGCCACAGGCTTTACCATCGCAGCAAGTCCAAACGGCGCAAGGCGCAAGAGAGGGGCAGCACCGCCTTGATGCTCAGCCGTGACCAGCTATGGCGCAGGTGGGTGCAGTTCGGTCATGAGTGCGCTTACTGCGGTGCTAATGGCGATCTGCAGGTGGAGCACGTGATCCCCATCAGCAAGGGCGGTGAGCATCACCTAGGCAACATTGTGCCCGCGTGCCAGCGCTGCAACTTTAGTAAAGGTCGAGCCAATGCTGAGCAGTGGTATCGATCGCAGTCCTTTTTTAGTGATACACGTTGGACAAAGCTGCAGAACATTCTTCGTAGTTCCCAGCCCGGAATCGAACAGCTATCAATCCTCGAAACCCCTTGCCCCCCAAGGGTTTTGGGTCCTCACCCTCAATACTGAACGGGTTATCGCAAGCGCGCACAAAAGAATTAGCGCCAGAGCTGTAACCCTCTAAAGCCTTGCACCGCAAGGGATCTCACCAATTCTTGCAATGAGATCCCCCTAGAGGGAGTTTAGTGGGGTTTAGCATCAGTTAACAGAAACTAGGAGCAGTTAACTGCGTGCTGGTCACGTTCGCGGAGTTTGCACTGATCAAAGGCTGCACCAAGGCGGCGGTGACTCACGCAAGCAAGAGCCGGATTGCTGAGGCTGTTGTTGAGGAGGACGGCAAGCGTTGGCTCGATCGTGATCTTGCGCTGGAACTGTGGCGGAAGAACACGCTGAAGAACAACAACGCGAAGGTGGATGAACCTGACCCGGTGGAGCCGCGGCCGGCTAATCCGCGGGAGCTACGGCAGCGGTTGGCTGCATTGCCTGATGATGAGATCCCGGAGCTGAACGAAAGCCGCGCGCGGCGTGAGCACTATCAAGCTGAGCTAGCGAAGCTGGAGGTGGACCTGAAGCGGCGCGAGCTGGTGCCTGCGGTGGATGTGAAGAAGGAAGCGTTCGCGATGGGAAGGAGCGTTCGTGAGGCACTGGCGAATTTGGCGGATCGGCTCAGCCATCAGTTGGCGGGCGAGACGGATCCAGCGGCGATCCATCAGGTGCTGACGGATGAGCACCGTGCTGCGTTGGTGGAGTTGGCTGATGGTTAACCCATGGCGCGCTGGCTTCATGGAGGGGCTACGGCCTGAGGAGCCACTGACGGTTAGCCAGTGGTCGGATCGTTATCGGCGGTTGAGCAGCAAGGCCAGTGCGGAACCTGGACCGTGGCGGACGGGAAGGACTCCTTACCTGCGAGAGCCGATGGACTGCTTGAGCAGCAGTAGCCCGGTGCAGCGGGTGGTGATGATGTTCGCGGCGCAGACGGGCAAGACGGAGGCGGGGAGCAACTGGCTGGGGTATGTGATTGACCATGCGCCCGGTCCGATGTTGTGCGTGCAGCCGACGGTGGAGATGGCGAAGCGCTTGAGCAAGCAGCGGCTGGAGAGTTTGATCAATGAAACGCCGTGCCTGGCGCAGAAGATCGCACCGGCCAGGAGTCGGGATTCGGGGAACACGATGTTCGCCAAGGAGTACCTCGGCGGGATCCTGCTGTTGACTGGCGCCAACAGCGCGACGGGATTGCGCTCAGCGCCGTGCCGGTATCTGTTCGCCGATGAGATCGATGCGTTCCCGAGCGATGTGGATGGCGAGGGCGATCCGGTGGCGCTGGCAGAGCGGCGGACGACCACGTTTGCGCGGCGGAAGATCCTGCTGACCAGCACGCCGACCGTGAAGGACTTCAGCCGCATCGAGGCGGAATATGAGCGGAGCGACCAGCGGCGGTTCTATGTGCCGTGCCCGTGTTGCGGTGAGATGCAATGGCTGCAGTGGTCAAGGTTGAAGTGGGAGGAGCGGCGACCGGAGACGGCGAAGTATGAGTGCGAGAAATGCGGCGAGCGATTTGAGGAGGTGCATAAGCCCCGGATGCTGGGCGCTGGTGAATGGCGCGCGACGGCACCAAGCGATGGCAAGACTGCTGGCTTCCATCTGTCGGGTTTGTATAGCCCGCTGGGATGGTGCAGCTGGGAGCAGTTGGTTGATGACTTCCTGCGGGCGAAGGGCGATGGTCCAGCGCTGAAGGCGTTCGTCAACACCCGGTTGGCGGAGACATGGGAGGAGGACTATGCAGCGGCGGTGAACGCTGAAGGTCTGATGGCCAAGCGGCTGGCATATGAGCCAGGCACATGCCCCGATGGGGTGGTGCTGCTGACGGCTGGCGTTGACGTGCAGGACAATCGTGTCGCTGTGTCAGTGTGGGGATGGGGCGAGGGAGAGACCGGCTGGCTGGTGTGGCATCAGGAGCTGATGGGCGACCCGACGCAGCTTGAGGTGTGGAAGCAGTTGGATCATGTGCTTGCCACCGGCTGGTCGACAGCTTGCGGGAAGGAGTTGAAGATCGCGCAGATGGCGATCGACTCTGGCGGCCACTGCACGCACGAGGTCTACAACTATGTGCGCGAGCGCGTGCGGCAGGGCGTGGTGGCAATCAAGGGCAGCAGCCGGCGCAACAGTCCGGCGGTGGGCAAGGGGAACAAGGTGGATGTGAACTGGCGCGGGAAGGTGCTGAAGAAAGGCGTGACGCTGTACCAGTTGGGAACGGACACGATCAAGACGACGCTGTTCGGGAGGTTGCGCCATAACGAAGCTGGCGGCAGCTTGAACTTCGGGATGGCTGCTGATGAGGAATACTTCCGGCAGTTGACCAGTGAACGGCAAGCGCTGCGATATCACCGGGGGTTTCCGATCAGGGAGTGGGTGAAGAAGTCGGGTGATCGAAATGAAGCGCTGGATTGTGCGGTCTATGGCTATGCGGCGTTGCTGATTTACAGCCGGCGGATGAACCAAGCAACGATGTGGGAGCAGCTACGGCAGCAGATGGAAGAAGGGAAGAAGGCACCGCTAAGATCGAGGAAGCAGTCGCCTGCTCCTGCGGCGTCTTCGTTCGTGAGCAACTGGTAGGCCGTGAACATCCCGAGCGAGATCAGAGCAGGCGACACGATCCAGTGGCGGGACGTTGAGGGCGTGGACAACCTTGGCAACACTGTGAGCAGTGCTGCCTATACGTTGACCTACTACCTGCGGTTTAACGCTGCTAGCGAAGGCGCGACCGTGGTCGGCACTGCCTATGGCACCGGCTGGGAGTTCAGCATTGCCGCGGCCACCAGTGCTGGGTTCGATGCTGGCACTTGGTACTGGCAGGCGGTTGCGACCAAGACGGGCAGCACGATCACACTTGGCAGCGGCCAGTCGACGGTGCTGGCGGCGTTGAGCTACTCGGGCACGCCGGGCGCGCTGGATGGTCGGTCGCAGGCGCAGAAGGATCTCGATGCGGTGCAGGCCGCGATCCGCACGATCGTCTCCGGTGGTGTGGCGAAGGAATACACCATCGGCAACCGGAGCCTGAAGAAATACGACCTGACGGATCTGCTGGCTTTAGAAACTAAGTTGAAGGCCGACGTGAATCGTGAGCAGAAAGCTCAGTTGATCGCCAATGGTCTGGGCAATCCGTTCAATCTGTTCGTGAGGTTCTGATGGGTCTGCGCACTCGGCTGTTCAAGGCAATGGGATTCGCGCCGATCCGGCCGCGGCAACGTGCGTATCAGGGTGCGCGCGTTAGCCGGCTGACGGCGGATTGGGTGACCAGTGGCACCAGCGCCGATAGCGAGATCAAGTCGAGCTTCAAGGCATTGCGCAACCGGGCGCGGCAGTTGTGCCGTGATTCGGACTATGCGAAGCAGGCGCTGCGCGCTATCCAGAACAACGTGATCGGCC